CCTTTTGCCTGGATTTCGGGCCATTTTCTGGGAAATTTCGACATTCTGGCCGATTTGGGCAGGTGTACGGGTTGCGTCATCAGGTGTACGGGTTGCGTAATTTTCTAGGTGTACGGGTTAGCGTACGGGTTTTTCCAAAGTGTACGGGTTGCGCCATTTTACAAGTGTACGGGTTGCGCCATTCAAAATAAGTGTACGGGTTAGTAAATTTAAGTTGTTAATGTATTAAAAATAATGTTTAATGTGCTCATATTCAAAACAAAGGAGGAGAGTAATGAACGTCCAAGAAGCGTTTAATAAACATGTTGCAAACATTCCAAAGCTAGATGCAAGAATGTTCCTAAGAGGCGAGAAGGATTGCCTTGATGGTGTAGCGCATGAAGATGGAAAAGGTAACGATTACGATAGGGGCTATGCTGCCCGATATGAAATGGAACAATTACTAGGGGAAATGCGATGAATTCAAGCAGTGAAATTAATGATCTAGCTTCTGCACTATGCAAAGCTCAGGCACAAATGGGGGGAGCAGTCAAAGATTCAGCTAATCCTTTCTTTAAATCCAACTATGCCGACCTTACCTCAATCATTAAGGCTATTAAGCAGCCTTTTTCGGACAATGGCCTAAGTTATACCCAGTTTCCGATCAACGATGAGTCATGTGTAGGGGTTGTTACCATGCTTATGCACACTTCTGGCCAATGGTTACAGCAAGAATACGTTTTACCGATGACTAAGCGTGACCCTCAAGCTGCTGGCTCCGCTATTACCTATGCAAGACGCTATGCTTTACAGTCAATGGCAGGAATTCCTACCGCAGATGACGATGCAGAAGCTGCAATGATGCGTGGTGAGGACATTACTCGCAAGATTACGTCAGAGCAGGCAGAAGCAATTAAAGAGCTGTTGGAGGTGACTGAAAGTGACGTTGAAAAGTTCTGCAAAGTGTTTAAATGCTCTACTGTTGACCAGATGCAAGTGCAGCACTATGAGCGCGCAATGTCAGCTTTGCGAAGTAAGATCAAGTGATTATCTTAGAAATGGAACAGGGAAGTGATGAGTGGTTGGCTGCACGTTTGGGCCGACCATCAGCAAGCATGTTCTCTAAACTTATTACGACTAAGGGCAAGCCATCTACTCAGGCCGGTGGATACATTAACAAACTGGCAGGAGAGCGCCTTTCTGGCGAGTCTGAAGCGTTTTACACTAATGAGCATATGGTTAGAGGCACTGAGCTTGAACCTGAAGCCAGAGAAGCCTACGAGTTTATTTCTGGTAACGATGTTCTTGAGGTTGGGTTTGTCGTAGACACCAGCTTTGAGTATGGCTGCTCTCCAGATGGCCTGATTGGGACTGATGGCGGGATAGAGATTAAATGCCCAGCAGCTACTACGATGATGAAGTATTACCAAGACAGTGAAGAGTTAGTCAAAGCTTACTACCAGCAGATACAGGGCTGTATGTGGGTTACTAAGAGGGATTGGTGGGATGCATTTGCCTATCACCCTAAGATGAAGCATGTCCTTGTGCGGGTTCCGCGTGACGATGCGTTTATAGCAAAGTTGGCAGTTGAAGTTGAAGCCGCCGTAATTGAAATTAAAAACCAAGTGGAGCAATACAAATGAAATTAGGTATCGGAATTAATATTGACCTGTTAAAGCTAGACAAATCACGACTGCGCGAGTGGGTTAACGAAAACACTGGAGAGAAGAAGCTGTTTTTAGACTTAACTACTTTTATCAATACTTCTGAAGAAGATAAATTTGGCAAGCATGGCTTTATTGCGCAAGAATTAAGTAAAGAAGAGCGAGATGCAGGCGCAGCTAAAACCCCAATACTAGGCAACTGCAAGGTTTTCTATACTGATGGTGGTCAGGCTCAACAGTCTGCTCAACTCTCTCAGGCTCCTCAAGCTCCGTCTAATGCTGGGTTTGATGTAGACGATGACCTGCCATTTTGATCTAAAAACCCCCCCTTTCAGGGGGGAAACTAGGAGAGTGCAAAGCAGGGGAATACCTTGCTCCATTAGATTACCATAGGACAGGAAAATGACAAAACCAAATCTAGGCAGATGCCTAAAAATAGCTCAAGTAAAGTATGACATTAACACCGCTAGACTGGCTGAAAAGCTTATGACATCCCCGCAGGTAGCGTCCAGACTGCGAATGATGCCCGATATGAAGTATTACACGCTGTTAAGGCTGTGTGAGATCTTTAAGATTGAACCAAGCGAGTTTATTAAGCTAGAAACTAGAGACAGTTAAAATAAAAACCCCCTTTTACGGGGGCTTTACATTGCTCACTGATGGAGCGTATACTTCTTGTGCGAAGAAGAAGAAAGGCAAGTATAGCTACAGACTCCCGTAGCGTCCACACCAACTCCTTTCTTTGCATGCAAAACATTGTTTCGGCTTTAGGCTGGCGGTTCCTTAAATTAAACGTCAGATTCGCGGTTGACCCTCCGCACAGAGCCTCACAGTTAAATCGGTTTTTAGCTGTGAATAGTCTGGATACACGATAGAGACAATTGTTTAACCGCAAAGCTGCTTTAGCCCTTTGATCTTAAATTTACTAGCTTTTGCCTGTAAAAGGGTTAAATCATGTCGAATAAATGTTCTTTTGTGTACACGTTAAGAAACAAACATAATAAAAACTTATTTAATGAAACACTTGGCGAGGCTTGCCGAGTATAAGGAGATCGAAATGAAACAAGAAGAAAGAGTTATTAATTACTTATTAGACAATCCAAGCATTAACAGCATTCAAGCTTTAAACGAGCTTGGTATATTCAGGCTGGCCTCTAGGGTTAGCAACCTAAAGAAGCAAGGCCATAACATAACCAGCCGCATGGTTCCTGTGACTAACCGATATGGTGAAAAATGTCATGTTTCTGAATACACGTTGGTGACGACATGAAATGCAAGGGCGGCGAAACGTGGGAGGCCAAGGAGGAAGATATTATTTACTGGCAACGCGAATTTCCGAAGGTTGACGTACATCAAGAGTTAAAAAAAATGTCATCTTGGTGCGAGTTTAACCCTAAGAGCAGAAAGACAAAGGGAGGTATGTATAAGTTTGCTAATGGGTGGATTTCAAGGGCTAAGGATCTAGGAGGGCAAAGCCCAGCGAATATAGGCAAGGAAGCGGAGGTAGCCAAGTTAGACCCAAAGGGTATCAGCGCCCCTCAGATAAGCTTGAAAAACATGACGGCAGATATGGAGCTAACAGACATTAGCTGGCTAGACGGTGATGAATATTTGAATGCAAAAGAGCATTATCTGTCTGTTTACGGATTTTACTTCAACGGAGAATTGAGAAATGGCTGAATCAGATTACCGAAATCGAAGATCAGGAAAAGCTCCTATACAGTATCTTTTTACCGGAACTCACGAAAGGCTTGTAACCGGAGCAACCTACACTATTCCTGAAATGGCTATTATTGTTGGCATAAATGATAAAACGATGCATAGCAGGATGCGCGGAAAATGCGAGTTTACCAATAAAGAAGTAAGGCCAAAGAACTCAGAAAGGCCAAACTTTAAAAGGCCAGGATTATATGACCGGCTTGAAACTAAAGACATGAAGCTTTCGGATAAATGGATGAGGCTAAAGCTATGAGTCAAGGCGATCACGTTAAGTTTAAGAGCAGAAAAGAGGCTGAAAACTATATACCTTTACTGTTAAAAAGATTTGATAGCTGGGATTATTCAGTCCCGTTAGTTTTAAAACTTGAGCGATACGATGACCCCAGAACTAACAATCAAAGCAGGTTATTCCATAAATGGTGTGAGGAAATGTCTGCGAAGTTTATTGGTAAGGTGCCTGATGCTACCAAAGACGGCATGAAGTTTATGATGAAAAAGAAGTTCTTAGGCACTCAAACTATACAGGTTGGAAAAGAGATTTACGCTGACCAAATAATGCCACTACCTAAAAATAAAGGAGAAATGTGCTATTTTATGGATCAAGTTTACGCATGGGCAGACGAAAAAAAAGTATTGTTATCATTACCCCAGTACAATGAGTACACTTTACTGAAGCAAAAACAGGAGAAATAACAATGGCTACTATAGATCCGGCGATATTATTAGATTTTGCAACAAGTGACACACAAAGAGAAGCATGTAAAGCTGTCATGGTTCACGGCTCAAACACTAAGGCAGCAACAGCTTTAGGGAAAGGCCGTAGAGGTATTGATAAGATCATGAATCGCTTAGAAGAACGGGCCGCATCCAAAGCAGTAGCTCCCCACAAAAGCGTAGACCGTGAAACGATGGCTGGCTTTGAAGCTAAAAGAGTTTCAACTGCTTACAAAGAGGACGGAACTGTAGCGTTGCAGTGGGTTATTCAAGAGCCTGAAAAGCGCGATATGAAGGCAAAGCTTGCCCACATGATAGATGGCATGCAAGACGACCTAACCGGCTTTAAAACGGCTGTAAAGGCTCCTAAGAAGGTCAATTCAGATTATCTTGCGATGTATATGGTAGGCGATCATCATTTTGGGATGCTGGCAGACAGTGAAACCAAGATGGATAACGATGATTGGGACATTAAGATAGCTACCAGCATATTATTGGAGTCCACTAATCGACTTGCTGCGCGTGTAGGGGATGCAGAAGTTGGAGTGCTTTTTAATGCGGGGGATTTTTTCCATGCAGACAACAGCTTTAACACTACAACCAAAGGAACTCCGGTTGATGTGGATACTCGCATAGGAAAGACCTTTAGACTTGCTGGAAGATTGTTTCAGACCCTTATTAACAAAATGCTTGAGACTCACAAAGAAGTAGTGGTTATCAATGTTCGCGGCAACCATGATTCCGATATGGCCTGCCACCTTTCAAGCTGCATTGAATTGTTATACGCCAAAGAAAAGAGGGTTAATGTCCTGCCCAACTACTCCAAGTTCATTCATTATCAATGGCACAACAACCTGTTTGTCTTTCACCACGGCGACAGAATGAAGCACGAACAAATCTTACAGGCTGTGATCAAGAACCTCGATGACGAGTGGAGCCAATCCAAAAACAGATACTGCCATTTAGGGCATATTCATCACCATGTTGCCCGGGAGGTTGGTTCTATGCACTTTGAGCATTGGGGCAGCCTTACCAGCACAGATCAATGGCATTCAGACTCAGGATACGGAGCTGAAAGGTCAATGACCGCAGTTGTTTATCATAAAGATACGGGTGAAGATTCCCGCGTTAAAATAAAGGTGGGCTGATGGGTGATGTGGTCAACTTTCCGCCAAAAACTATGTCATTACACCGAAAGTTTTGTGATGATTGCTCAAGTGTTCTTGAATATTGGATTGGCGATGACGATATGGCTTATGGTATATGTACTGGCTGCATGGAGCTTATACCTTCAGAAATTGAATTTAACGAAGAAATGATAGGAGAGTAGTTATGATTGATCCAGATGTTAGCGATTGGGAACGGTTAAGAAAGGCAATACCAGCAGTAGAAAAGCCAACAATAGATGAAAGTTTAATGCAAGTTTATATCAATTTAGCCGAAGAAGAGGCGGTCATTTCTGAAGAAAAGAAACAATACGACTCAGTATGGAGCAAAGATAATATAGATGACGAGTGGGTTAATTACGGCTTTGAGCCTTATGAATTTGATGAAGAAGACCCCGTAAATTCCCCTGACCATTACAACACTGGCAACATTGAGTGTATTGATGCAATAGAGGAGTCGATGTCCAGCATTGCTTTCCAAGGCTACCTCAAGGGCAACTGCATGAAGTACCTGTGGCGCTATGACTACAAGGGCAAGCCCGTAGAGGACTTACAGAAAGCACAATGGTATTTGGCAAAGCTTTTGAATGTTGTGGTCTTTGAAGAGGAAGATGAGTGATGAGTAGTGGAAGAACGCACGGGGGCAAAGGCTCAAAGACCCGCCCCACAGACACAAAGAAGTATGCAGATAACTATGATGCTATCTTTGGCAAAAAGAAAGAAAAATCTCCTACTGCCCTTGATTGCTTGCTAAAAACGCCAGATCAAATAGTGGAGAACGACAATGACAGCAAAAATTAAGAAGAACAAATACAAGCCAAAGCCAAAAGGCAATCCTAATGGCAAGTAAGAAAAAGCCTACCGTAGCCCAAGAAGTAGACAAGGCTGCAAAATTACTTCAGCGTCTAGTTAGGTTAAAAGCATCAGACGACAATGGTTATTGCCAGTGCGTTACTTGCGGCAAAATAGACCACTATAAAAACATGCAAGGTGGGCATTTCTATAGTCGAAGGCACATTATCTTTAAGCTTTTTGAGGATAACATTAACCCGCAATGCGCTGGCTGTAACATGTTCGGTATGAAGACCACAAAGATACAAGAAGCTTATCGTATTTACATGGAAGATAGAGATGGCTATAGACGAATTAGAGCTATGCAAAAGCTTGCTTGGAGGGCGGCACCAAAATTTAAAC